GCAACAGTTGACGCTGTACCCGTAGGACCAGTGGTCCCAGTAGGGCCAGTAGGGCCAGTCGGGCCAGCAACAGTTGACGCTGTACCCGTAGGACCAGTGGGGCCTGTAGGGCCAGTAGGACCGGCAACAGTTGACGCTGTACCCGTAGGACCAGTGGGGCCTGTAGGGCCAGTAGGACCGGCAACAGTTGACGCTGTACCCGTAGGACCAGTGGGGCCTGTTGGCCCTTTTATGCCTTGCGCACCAGTTGGGCCAACAGTAGTTGAGGCGGCACCAGTGGGACCAGTTGGGCCAGCGCCAGTAGCGCCCACCGCCCCGGTAGGACCGACTGACCCTTGAGTGCCCGTAGACCCCGTTGGACCCGTTGGACCAGTTACGGACGGGCCTGTAACACCCTGTACGCCCTGAGAGCCGGTAGGACCAGTGGGGCCGGTGGGGCCAGTAGGGCCAGTTACGCCTGTAGGGCCAGATGGCCCTTGGCTGCCCGCAGTGCCCTGAGTGCCGGTGGGGCCAGTGGGGCCAGTTACACCTGTAGGGCCGGTGCCCCCTTGAGCGCCAGTAGGGCCAGTGGGGCCAGTGGCAATGCCCGCGATCTGACTGGCAGTGGCGCGGCGCGAAACACCGGCCTGCACAATTTCAAGCTGCTCAGTGCCATCAACCGAGACGGCAAGAGGTAGCTGAGGGATCGTTGTGTTGGACATGCTTAAACACCTGTCTGCGGCAATTGATCAAAACCATACGGCATGCCGATATGAGCAGTAACCATAAGAGTCGTACTCGTTAGAAGCGCGCCAGCCGGTATAACCGTATTTGTTTGATAGGTAAACGCCGTAGCTGTGGTTACTGTAATGCTATAAGCGCCGTTTGCGCGGACATTAGTTAGCCCCTGAACAACAATCTGATCATTGGTAGAAAGACCATGAACGGCAGAAAACGTAACCGCAATCTGATCTGTGCCAGTCGAGGACACAGATAGCGGGCTTAATTTTACACGGTAATGCGTTTTGCCGTCCAGCGGCATGACTGCACTTTGGTCTAAATCAGCAGGAATACCGACCTGTTGGGTAAGTAAGTTCTGGCCGTTTTGAGTGACGAGCGTTGTTGTGCCCGGAATAGGGATACCGGTAGTCGGGTCGTAAACAGTTGCCTGCGAAATTGTTTGATAGTTCGTTTCGGCTTGCGCGAAGTCCTGCACACGCGCCTGAACGATAGGCGTGGGATCTGCCGGGACCACAATGGCGCGAAGCTGATCTTGCGGAGTATCCATGCAAGTGCCGCACACCAAAATGCGCGTGTTCTGCATGCTGGCACCGCGCCAGTCATACTGCCAGCTTAGGTCAACATGGTTGTATCGAAACCCGCAGCGGTCACAAATGGCATGGGCCTGCGGGTTGCTGGCGCTGGTTCTAGCCCGTCCTGCAATCGAAGCGTATGCCATGAACCTTACCTAAAATAACTTGAAATCATCGGTGAAATATACGTTGGAGCATTCTCAATGTTTTGCATTGCAGCAATTTGATAAGACTCATCCGCTAAGGGCTTAATCATTGCGACCCTTTCGGGTGCCCAAACAAGTGCCAAACGCTGCGCCAAGCCATAGACAAACGCCTCGTAGAAGTAGTTTGGCATGTTTACCTGCATACCGCTAGTGAAGCCAGCGTCATCGATCTGGCCAACTTGGTAAAAGCTTAACGCCGTCTGGGTACCATCTGGGACGGGCCACAGCGTGACATTGCCGTTGATCAATCGATCCTGCCAATAAGTCGTTGGGAAGCCCTGCTGCTCCTTATTGGGGTAAGAGGCATACTCAGTGCGGCTAACAGGAAGGATCAGGCGGTTAGTAGACTGGGCAGTCTCACCAACAATGAGGCCGGAAGCGACAGTTTGCGAATTATTGACGGTCCAAGTGCTGCCTGAACCAGAAAGGATCTGCGTCCCATTAATTAAGGAATCGCCCGAAATCATCATGCCAATAGCCGGTGATCCTCCGGTGGTATTGGTGACCGTAAGCGTAACCCCGCTAATGTAGCCCGTGAATGTTACCCCGCCAGTCACGACATATGTGTCGAGCATGGTGATGTTGTTGTTGGGCACATTGTAAGTGGATTGGCCTTGAACCAATGGAATGCTTTGCAGCGTCACCATCCACAGGTTTACACCCTGACTACTCCAGCGGCCAAGAAGCATGTTCGCCGCCATGCGGGCAGCTTCCATATGCTCTTGCACCAAAGCAGTGCCGCGAATGCCAATGAGATTGTATGCATAGATCGTCATCTCGCCCAATGATGGGTCGAAACTGTATGTTCCGCTTACATTGGTAACATTCGACATATTGCTGATCCCTAGTTGCCAGCGCCAGTTTGCAACACAGTCATGCTAACAGATCCAGTGCCAGTATTCTGCACCATTTTAATGGCCATCACCGGCTGGTTAAAAGCGACTGCCTGTGTAGCGGTCTGGGCACTAAGGCCGGTGACCGTAATCCAGTTGCCACTGGCAGGCACATAACCGTCAGCTTGAATATTATCCAGCGTGTATTGCACGGTGTAGTTTGCAGTGCCGGTCACAGTGCAGACAATAGTCGCCTGAAACTGAGACATAAACGGGTCAAGCGCGATGGGGGCGGTTGTTACTGCACCAGCAGCAGCATTGGATGTAGAAAGAGTAGTGGGGTACATGGCAAATGTCTCCTAAATCAATAGCCCATACTAGCACTTAACATCCCATCTTTTAAGCGCCAAATTGATCCGGCTGTTGGGATCATGCGCCGTCTTAGCAGATGTAAGTTTTTCCTTCATTCCGCACATTCGTGAACGGAAGTTATCGCGCCTATCTGCTGCCGCAGGGCTATGATCCGCCTCCCCAGCGGTAACCGGGCGCTTAATATTGTGGCCCTCCGCACGAAGCGAAGCGCGGCCCTTTTCGTTCAATCCGCCCGAAGGTGACTGACCTTCTTTGCGCTGCCAAGTATCAGACATACAGCCCCCCATGGCAAAACGGGGGCCGTTAAGCCCCCGTCCCGCTTGGTTAGAAATAACCCAAAGATTATTCCATTTCCATATCAAGCTTGCGACCCTTGGCGGGAGTGCCTTGACGAGCCGAGCTAAACGGATTGCCGCTATCGCAAGATCCACCAGACTTACGCGGTTTGCGGCCAGCATGCATTTTTGCAGCCATCCCGCGAACCTTGCCGCCGCTTTTACGCTTTTCTGCTTCGTCAAAAATATTGGGAGCAATGTTACGGCGCTCTGGGTTGCGGCCCAGATCCTTAGCGTCTTCATTAACGCCACCAGTGGCGCGAGATTTACGACCTTTCATATAAGCCTCCTATTAAGTGTACTGGCCGTTAACGAACCCGTTAGCGGATTGGATGTAACTTACAGCTACAATGAACGTACCCGTTCCAGTAGCACTTGCTTTCACATAGATCGCTACGTCTTGCGTGGCGGATGAGTTCAACCAGTTATTGACCTGAGTCAAAGCACCAGTACCCGCGCTGGTAGGACCAGCCGAGAACTGTCCGACCACGAGACTTGTGGCAGGAATTGCGCTGACCAGTTCAGTTGCCGTAGCTGAAGTGCCAATGCTTACCGTAGCGGAAGCGGAGATAGCGGCAGTCACATAGACATAAATGTCTGTGATCAAGCTCTGGGCTGGGATCACGATGTTCGTATTAGCACCCGCAAACGCAGCAGCCTGCGTAATTGGAGTACTAATCAGACCAGTCGTAGCCGACTCAGAAATCTGCGTCATGCTGGTGAACCCAACATTTGAATTGCCGCTGCTCCCACCGGCACTGGCAAGAGTGTTAGTGCCGTCGCTTTGGAGTACATTCCCTGCAAGAACAGGACCAGTGAAGACTGTACTAGACATATTGAGCCTCCTTTCTAGTTCTATTACGAGGTCGGGAACGAGCCGTAGATCGACCGCCAGTTGTAATACCCAAAGCTGTAGCGTTCGTAACCCTTAACCAAAAGGTTATCGGTGACGAAATCAACCTGCATATCGGTTTCAAACTTGACGCGCTCCATGTACGACAGGCCGTCGATGTTGGTTAGCAAGAACCAAGCATACGCCGAGGTCAAAAAGTCATTGACCATGTGGCCTTCAGGCAACCCGCCTGCTGTCGAAATGATAGCGTTGACATCATTGTCTGCAGTACCCGGACGCAGTTCCGTCTTCGTCAGACGGATAGCGACTGGCTCAAGCTGCGGAGGAACAATGAGCTTACGGCCACGAGCAAAGACCTTCAGACCGGCCTGATCCTTGAAGTTCGTGCGGATTGCGATCATCGCGTTCAGCAGCGTGGCTTCGTTAAGATCAACGTCTACAGTAGGCTTATTGGCAACCGTGCCACCATCAATCGGGTGAGCGGTCGAGCAAAGCGCAACACCATCGCCGCCAAAGTTGGCATTGTAGGTGGTAGCCGTGTTCAGGATGTTCGAACCGTAGATTTCCTTGGTCTGCTGAAATGACTCAATCAGGCCGAGGTTCGACGGGTGGAACTGGGTCTTGTAGAGGTTATCGTCGATAGATTTGCGCGTGATCGCATAACCCAGAGCAATTTCGTTATGCTCTTGGTTATAGACGTAGCGTTCGCCAGCGTTGTTGTCGAAAGAGGTCTGGCCACCTTCCGTCTTCAACTGGGCGAGGCCGAGGTAACGCATTTCAGCGGTACGTTCGAGCGCAAGCTTCGAGTCATGCTTCGTGAAGATCTTGTCATACTGAGATGGGATCATCTCGTACTTGCCTTCTACCCCACGGAGTCCGGGGAGCAGAAGGTCTTTAATTGCTGAAAGATTAACAGCCATGGAACCTTACTCCTTAGATGCCGGTGAGCGTTTTGGTCATGACGTTATTGAACGCCACAACCGCAAGGTTGTAAGCGCCAGACGCAGTACCATTCGCACCCGGAGGGTCAGTAATAAGACCTACAACCCTAAACGGCAGAGTGGCCGTAGTAGTTGGGGTCACGGTGATGTCGATGTAAGCGCCCGAAATGCCGCTCATGGTGTTGGGAGTGCCGTAAGCGAACTGCACGTTTGCACCAATGTCAGTGGTGGCCAGACCCGTCGAAGACGAACCGCCAACCTGCGCGAGGAAGCGAGCATTCGGATCGGTGATGATGTATACTTCAACCGTGTTGGTTGAGGCAACGTCAGAAGCGCCCCAGAAGTTCGCCCAAACGGTGCGCTTCTGAGAAACCGAGAGGTACTTGCAGCCCACAAAAACGCCAGCAAGGGCGAGGACGCCGGGGGTCGTAGGGTATACTGAACCGTTTGCATTCTGAAAAACGGGGTCGCCATAGTACATG